TGTTGAAGGCGTCTCCGCCAGATCGAATTACCGCCACATACTTCCGATACCCATTGCGCTCCATAATTGTACCACCAGCCTGCCCCCCCGGCGCAATTGAAATTCTTGCCTCGGTGAGGTTCTCAAACGGCGCTGCGCGGCACAACCCTCGCTTAGTCCAGAAATAAATCCTCCCGTCAGCGCCAAGGTCAGCGTGCTGACCTGAAACAGTTCCGTATTCAGCCGCCTGAGCTAATTTCGCACCATCGTACAAATAGACGCGTGTCTGTGTGGTAACGACGAGAGCAGTCTCCGATCCATGTAGCTGTGTCACTTCCCCAGGCACGAGGAAATAATCCGCGCTCATGTTGAACAGATGGTACCCAAGCGGCAGGCTGAACCACACTATTGTCTGGTCTGCAGCGGGCATGTACTCGGACATATAGATGCTCGATCTGAACACCGCAAGATATTCACCGTTTACTGGAGGTGGATCGACTCCCCCGAGGGTAAGCTCGCGACCGGATGCCGGCCATGTCAGTGTGTGCGCTGTAACGCCTGTCGGCATATCAGCGCGGTAGAACACCGTGCCGTCCATATCAGTCACGTACAGGTTCGAGATATAGCCGGCTACTTGTGGAATACTTGACACTGTGATGCCAGATGCGTCAAGGAGAGTAATTTCGATCGGAACACTGGGGCCGCCTTCGCGTCCGTGGCTGTCCGTATAGGTTAAACACACCTGGTACAACCCTCCGAACAGGTTGCCGGTCGTCGCCGTGACCGCCGGATCTGCCGGTATAGGCACACCCCACTCACGCACTTCGTTGTCCAGTTCAATCTGCAGCTTCGCCGTTCCGCAGGACAGGTACACTACGTCGTTCATCTCGGTCCAGTGAGGCGTGCCGGATAGTCCTGAGTACAGCGTCAGCGCCGTGCCGTCAGCATGAACTCGCTTCAAACTTCCATTATCGACGATGAACATCCGCGAGTAGTCTGTCGTGGAGTACGATCCCGTGACGTTCGTTGTGGATAGGAACGCCTGATACCCTTCGCGCAGTTCCATGCCGTTAGAGTCAGTGCCGTTGACGTTATCCGCCACTGATTGGAATTCCCATCCAGCGCGCATCGGGTCGGCGACGTTATTCAGCCCCCCGAAAGTATTCAGCTTGGTTGGATCAATATAAGACTGTGCAGCCGCCACGGTCAGTTCCTCTTGCCTGTCCAACTGGACGTGGCTCGTGGATTATTGCCTAACTGCATCCGGTACAGCTCGCGCTTGGCGTCAGATACACGCTGCTCCCAGTCGACCCGGTGACGCTCCGCAGCTTTGTTTGCCTGTCCGTCAACATCGTTGTCCTGGAGACACCGCCACGCAACGTACTCGGCCAGATCAAGATGATACCGCGCTTGAATCTCCGGCGTAGTAGAAGAAGTTATCGAGGTTAGTGGAAGTCTGGCGATACGCAGATTGATGGTGTACTCCGCGTCAGGTACTGGGTACAGACGAATTTTATTCGTAGCCTCGTCCAGCGTGTATATCCGAGGTTCTCCTGTGTTGGTCAGCAAATGTGACGGGATCGCCTTGCGGGTGTAGTTGCTAAGGTCTGCGGAGCTTGTAGACAGCGTGGCAGATAAGATAAATAAAGTTGTGTCCTCGTTGGCATATACAGAAGTGCCAATCTCTGTTGTCAGCGTTGTCGTCTCGTCAATGATTGAATATGTGCGCCGCGCGTGAATCTCCTGCGCTTCCGAGAGTCTGCGGTAAATCAGCGCGTCCGACCACAGATACGGTGTCGCGGCGTCCCGAAGAACGTCTGTGCGCGTGTATGCAAGAAGCTCAGCGCCGGTCATGGGTTATTTAGCCTTGCGGCCCTTGTCTTTGTTGGACATATAGCCTGGAGTAGATTTCATTGCAACTTCCTCTGCCGGAGTACCTGGGGCAAACACAGGTATTTCCATATCAGTTGGTTCGCTCGCCTTAATCTTGGCCTGTATCTCGGCAATCACTGCCGCAACAGGGTCCTCGACAACGAATTCCAGCTCGGAGAGCCTTGACAGAAGTTCGGTGTATACGAACAGTTCGCCTGTGACTTTGTGTCTGAGCATCTGCGCCATCACTGCCTCCTAAAGAATTGGTTGGGGACGGTTGCCCGCCCCCTGAAGTTTACTACACAATCGTACAGATGACGTGGATTTTGCACACCAGAGTGGTGGCATCATCGCCGGTAGGCATCGCGATGTCCAACGTATCCGCAGTGGCGTAGAACTTGCCGCCAGCAACCACATAGGCACCAGCCCCCAGAAGTTTGGCAATAGTTGCCGAAGACGCGGCAGCAACCCATCCATTAGGATCAGTGCCGTCACCAACGTCAATGGTTGGGGTCGCCGAAGTTTCTGCCGTGATGACTTCCAGAATGACGCTCTCAATCAGAGTGCCCGCTGGAATATTCACGACTTCCATCGTGTCGCCGTCAACGGTCATGTTGCGGCGGGTTGAGTCGTAATACCCGGTCAGGACAGTACGGACTGGCGCGCCGGCATAATTGCCGCCGGATGCTTTGGCGACTACCTCGCCATCGGTGTAAGTAGTAAAGGCTGTTGCCATTTTAGTTCTCCTTATTTCAATCATCGGGGGGAACCTGCCCCCCGTCAGTTTTTAGCCCTTGTACACGTAGCCATAAGCCATGGCGGTCGGGTCAATCATCTTGTACCCGAATATCTGCAAGCCGCGCATGATGTCGCCAAAGGTGGACTCTGCACGCAGAGTCTCGGTCTTCACCAACTGCGATGCAAAGGTCAGTGCGTTCTTGTGCCCGACGTAGATGTTGGAACATCCGGTCTGACCACCACTGTCAGTTACGTTCGGCAGGTTGTTGCTGGAGTACAGCGTCAAACCATCAATCATACCCGCGCGACCATTACGCATCACCGACACGCCGTCACCAGACATCGAGGCATCCTTCAGATCAGATTTCTTGAGAAGCGAGATGGCCCAGAACGGCAATACTGCGAAGCGGCCCGACTCAGGGATGTTCTGTTGCTGCAACACCTCGTTCGCATCAACCAGGAAGTCGATGATGTTCACCTTGGTCAACGCCACCGGAGTACCGGCCACGCCGAGGTTGATGTTCGCAGAAATGCGCCCAGCAGTTGCACCACGGTTTGCGGCAGCGACCAGGGGACCGAGTACGCCCAGAACATCGCGGTCGATTGCGATCTTCATCTTCTCAGACGCGTCGGTAGACCACAGGTTCATCATGTCGATGTCGGTCTGTACTGCGATCACGTCGTCAACAATTGCCGACCAGCTCTTGCCCTTGTCGATCAACAGCTCGATAACAGAGCTAGTAGGGCGTTGATTGACCAAAGTTTGGCCAGACGAGTAATCGCTGATGACCAGATCAGGCACCGTGCGAATCTTGACCAGGTCGCCTTGTCCGGAAATTTCACCTTGATAGTTCGTGTTGCTGATTGCTGCCAAAACTGTTGCATCGTAAAATTTTTCGCCACCGGCAAACGCCGTCGGACTATCGCTTCATCTTCGGAGCCCTTGGTCTCAACTCTTTGACCCCCACAGGACGCCCTTGCGGACGCTTCGGAATGCCAAAATTCACTGTTGATACCAATCTTGCTGCCTCTGATGTCGGGTCACTTAGTCTCTGCTCCTGCGAATTTAGCTGTTTAACTATCTGCTTGATGGTGTCTCCGTCTCGGAAGTTACCCATCCTTGCACAGCCCAGTAAAAAGTATGCTACAGCTTTTTTTGCGACTAGGTGATCGGCACAAAACTCCATCACTTTTATCACTTTGCTGGGGTCTCCCAGCGCCAAGTTGTATGAGACGTTTCCGTCTTTCATGATGTTGACCGCACCACCAAAAGCCTTATGCAAAAGTCGCACCGCCTCAGTGTCAAATGGTTCGGTTACAAAACTCAACTTCGGATAGAAAGCTCCTTCATTGGTGTTTCCTGTAAACGACCCGTCTGCGTCAATATACCCAGCCATCCATTTCCTTGTTGGATAGTTCGGTAGCTCGGCGTCTGTCGCACACCATCTCCTTGCTGATTTAACTTCAGCCTTCACTTTGGCTATGCCGTCGTTATCGCGCATCACCGGCCACAATTTTCGTGACACCAGTAACCACTCCACGTATCTCCGCCGCATCACCATATACTTGGCTAAGCGCTCCATCACCTGCACTGCCGGGCCACAACGCAACGATATGGTTGCGTAGCTTCCAGTTACTCGAAGTGCTGCGCCAGTGCCGAACATTTCCTGTATGTCTTGTACGACATAAATTCGGTCTATACGCTGTGAAAGAACAAAGATTAAATCCGGGGTTGCGCCGACTCTGTACCTGACACCAAAGTGCCCATCAGCATCTACGAACCCCGCAAGGTACTTTTCACTATTCATTTCTTTTTCCTCTATGCTCGTCGCAATGACGAAGGTAAGAAGACTTTTCGCTTGGATCGGGTTAGGCTATTCACCATTCCCGTTTTCAAGACCCGATATTACGCTGACCGATTACTTAATCAGCTTGCTCGACCATATCTGGGGGATAAACGTACCGGAATAAGCGGGGCTAACCACGCTACCGGCTGCAATAGGATATGCCATTTTAATGCTCCTTGTTTAAGTTGAAAAGTTATGCTGCCAAGCGGCCTTCATGTTGTGCCGCGAACAAATCGCGCTCATAGTCATCGAACTGCGCCTGCGTGATTCGACCATTTCGTTTGTCGTCATAGAGTCGGGCAATGTCTGCTTTCGTCCAGATGTCTGCATTGGCTGGTGCTGGTGCTGGAGTAGCTGCGCTCCGGGACTTTCCAGGGGAGATCAACTTGGTCACATTATCGACTTTGGGGGCCGGTGTACCCGGCTTTGCGTTGAGTTCTCGGAATGCAGTGAAGAACTTCGCAGTGCGCACCAGATCAGACGAACTATACGCGGCGTTCAGGAGATCAAGACGCGTGCGTCCAGACATCCCTTCTTCCTCGCTCAGCCACGCCATAAAGGCGGGGTCGACATTCGTGATTCTCCAATCTGGCACTCTGCGCTCCAGCGCCTCGTCAAACGTCTCAGCTGCGGTCTTGGCCACTATCTCTCCGACACCGGTGATGGAGTTCTCCAGCCGTGTAATCTTGTCGTTGAGTGCGGTGATTTTCTGTTCAAACACTTCCCCGGCGATGCGGCGTGCCAGGTCAATGTGCTCAGCGCCAAACACTTCCTCGTCATCCTGTGTAACCATCCGAGTAGGTACGTCTGCGGGCTTTTCAGCCTTTTGACTCATTTGCGCCAACAGCGCGCGCATGTTCTCGTTCTCGGATTCTTTCTTGTCGATCATCCCCTGCAGTACCTTCCATCTCTGGTTTGCAGTTTCCACTTCCTTTCTCAGCAACTCCAACTGCGGGTCGCTCACGATTGGCGCGGTCGTATTCTGAACGCTGACATCGTGTTGAATAACAGCATCTTCTACCACAGCATCAGGGATAACATCCGCAGTCTCAGATGGCGGGTCTTGCTGCTCTTGCTGGGGAGGCGTTTCCACCTGTCCTTCTGCCTCAGCTTTTAACCTCGCCTGCTCTGCGATCAAACGGTCTGCTTCTTCACCTGCTCTTTTGTGGTTCTGTGCCATTTTGATTCTCCTTTTCGATGCCATTACTCATAACTTTTCAGCTTGGAGCCGATGTTACTTTCACGCTTTTCTACATATTTCAGGGGACTTCTTTACCAACTCAAGGATTTCCGCCAGTTCTTGCGCACGCCCCTGCAAAATACGCAACTGAACTTCATCCGTTTGAAACATCATTCTATCCTGCATGTCCTTCAATCTCTCGGTGAGCCAGTTCATCAGGGGCTTTTCGGCATAACCGATGCGCGCCAGTGCTTCGAGAATATTGTCGGGTACTTGTGCCATTAAACTACAATCGCATTGACAGTGACTGCACCGGCACTGGTAGTACCTGTAGCCGCTACCTGCGTCACGATCAGCTGTGCCCCTGCCGTCAGTACGCCGGAAACTGTCACCAGATCACCAGCGGTACCTGTGCTCTTGGATGCCAGAAATTTGTTTGTCGTACCTGTCTGGCCAATTACAAAACTGGGCGCTGCGCCATCGCCGGCGGCGAATGTGGTATCCACAACCAACTGGATCATCACAATGCTGTCCACCGCGCGCGCTTTGCTCAGCACAGTCGTTCCGGATAGTAACTTGGTAAGCGAGCCAGAGGTGCCTGAATTAGCTGGTTCGATGACCTTGCCATCTTTGTTCATGATCTGGTTTACTATCAACTGTTCACGTTTTGCCATTTTAGTTCTCCTTTGTGGTTAGCTTTTCTTTTGTTACTTCTTGCTGACTTTTTTGAACTTCTCTGCACCCATTTTCATAGACACCATTTTCTCGGACTTCTTGGCCCCTTTTTTCAGGGTTTTTACATCTGCGCCTTTATCAAGCCAAGGCGGTAACTTCTTTGTTGCAGCCATAATATTCTCCTTTCGGTTAAAAAACAATAGCGGTCACTTACTGCGGGGTCATACTATTTTTGCTGAAGCTGTCCGTGACAGCCGCTCCATTCGACAACTCCTGCCCGCTACCGAGAGATGTCTGTTGAGGCTGGTTTCCCGGCTGTGCGCTCGCCGGCGACTGCTGTGCTAGTGACCCGCGCGGCGGAACAACCCTGTTGATGTCAAGCTGCAAACCCTTCGCAGTCTCCCTGAGTATCTCTGCCCGGCCTTCCAGACCCACGATCTGAGAATCGAACGGATTGGCTGTGGCAACCAGGAACTCATTTCTGCGCAGCTGTAGAGTCTCAAGCTGCATCAGGGATACTGCGCCGCGCGCGACAACTTTCGCATCACCTTTGATCGATGGGTCGGGATTGAACAGCATGTTGTAATTGAACAGTGCTTCGAGCATCTGCGACATGAACATATCGATGTTTGACACTACACCCTTCAGCCCCTTGTTGGCCGCATCCATCTTCATGGACATGCCTGATGCAGTGCGCTCGCTGCCCGACCCAGAGGCCATCCAGCGGGGTATCAGGCTGAAGTCGTCAGCGAACTGATACGCCTTCTCAATAACCGCGAGTAGATCATTAGCTCTCGACTCAGGTTGAAAGAACTCAATCGACTTAGTGTTGGAATTGACCTGGCTCTCGTTGAACTGCCATATCTTCAGCGGGTGCATTTTTGTGATCTCTTCGCCGGGCGGCAGCCTGTCTACGTTTATGCCTATCTGCGGTCCAGCTGAGAAAGCCATGTTATTGACCATCGCACGCAGTCCGGCATTCGCAATACCCTGCATGTCTTCGAGAATGTCCACCAACCCGAACCCCCAGTACGCACCTGGGAGTTCTTCGTAGCTGCGCTTGTAGACGTTTCGCCGACCAAGCGGGTCGTAGTTGAGATGTGCCTTGATGACCCAGCGCCCGATCATCCACACACATGCCTCGTACTCTTCGTCCGGGTCCTTGATCTCGGCAGGGCTCATGCCCCACTCAACCAGTTGTCGGCCTTGTACCGGCCCAAGATACTCAATCGCGTCGATGGTGACGTTGGCTGAGCTTGATGTCTTTACCTGTTCTCCATTCGCAGTCGCCTGCACGCTCTGCGCATACTGGGTCGTCCAGTCGGTAAGCCCCCCACGCCCATGCTCTTCCAAAACCTCACGTATAGCCTTTTCGTCGAAGCCTTCGATTCCGATCATGGCGTACAGGTCTCCGCGTGTGAGCGACGGCGTGTAAATGAAGAATCCGTCCTGGGGGGAAGTGGCTCCTGGCGACGGATAGCACCTGAACGGCTCCATCCGGTCAAACTCTGAAACAACAGCGTCTTCAGCTACCGGCGCCCACGTTCCACCAGAGCCTCCCCATTTAAGCTGCTTTGCTTTTCGCAGGACCGGCCCACGAAAGTGCGCCGCAGGGTATGTAACCATGTCGCTGATGAATTCACCCATCGACTCTGTCCAACCGCCTTGAACCAGCTGGTCTTGCATTGTGCGTTCCATGTTGGCTGCCGCGACGCGCGCGACTTCAGTAACCCGCTCCTGCTCTGCCTGTGCCAACTGTGACGTGCGCTCTTGCATCACTGTTGCAGATGGGGGCATACCGGTTGCTGCGAACATGGCTGCAAATTCCTGAGCGATCTGCTGTCGCACATTCAACATCGAGTCTTCAGTCAAATCGGGTTTAGGTGTGGGCGCCAGCGTCCAGGGCTTCTCTGTCTGCCCGATGAATACATCCCGTATCCACGCTTCTGCGACTCGGCACTTATTCGATGTGATCCGCGCGTACTCCTCGGACCCGCCAAACTCTTGGATGGCGGCCAGCTGTGAGGCGCTGTACTTGCCTGCCCGGGCGAGCTGCGCAGACAAAAGTCTTGGGGTGATGTAATCCTTGGCAGACTTGGCTTCCTGCCAGCAGCGCTGAACATGCGAGGCAAGCCCTATAAGTACCGGCGCTGGTTCTTGTTGTGCAGCCAAGGCTTGAACATCACTACGCGCCTGCGCATCCAGCTGCGTATTCGACACAAATCTGCTTGTTCTCGCCCCAATCGCTCCGACCATGCTACTCTCCTTGGACTTTCGCCTAGTTTACCACAGCATTCTGCCGGATTGCGTCGATGTTCAAGGAATCAGCTTCTTCGACAAGTCGTCCAGTCCTTTTTTGAAAGTCTGCAAATAGGTCTGCCATTCCGTCTGAAAGTATCCTACCGGCTTCGTCTGTATCTGTTCCACCTTCGGTAGTTCCGGGCACGGGACAGGCTGGGAAACTGACATGCAGCCCGTCAAGCTCACGGTTAAGAGTGCGGATAGTACGAGTGTTTTTATCATGTTGTGCGTCTCCTTTTACAATCCGTTCGGCGTAGGCCAGCAGTGCCAGCCGGTTCTCTTCCTGTTGCTCGATTACCTGCTTTTGCGCCGACTCATGTTCCTGTGCGATAACATTTTGGAAGTATGTCGATGTAGCCCACCAGGAGGGGAAAGCGCCCCCGGCAAGTCCAATCAGCAAGATGATCCAGCCCGGGTTCATTCGTCGCCCATCATGAGCAGCCACAACACCAGTGGCACGAGGGCTATCAAAATCAAGCTAAAAAACTCGATCATCATTCATCCCCTTTAGCTGCAATGTAGGCATCGAAAACATACTTTTGCAAGATTGATATTGGTCCAGTTACAGCGGCGATTATGAGGGCTGCACCGGCATCCACCGATGGCAGGTTGCTCGCGTACTCCGCAGCCCAACCAAACGCCCTGTACGTCATCCAGAGAGTGGCAAACAAGACGATGCTGCGCCTGATTGCCAGCCGCCTTTCATAGTCGATGATGGTGTCCAATGTATTCATTGGCGAATCCCTGCAAACGTACCTTGTGAATTGATCGTAAATGATTTACGCCCGGTACCAACCTGAATATGCACCCACGAACCGAATTCGAGTATCACACGGTCGAACTCTATAGTTGACGCCATTATCGCCTCACATATTTGCATCGGCGTACCAAACTGCGGGCACCTGAAATCACATGCCAACCCTTGAACGTGCTTGGATGTCGCCTTACTCCCCAATAATTTATTTACAGCGCTGCAACGATACCCGGACGTGATGGTTATTGGAAAGTTCAACAGCGTCCTTATCTGTTCCATGAGCTCAGCGGTGCGTTTCAGTTCATCAACGATCTGTGGTGGAGGCGTGTTGTCGATATTATTCCGTGCAGCCAGCGCGGACGCGGTGAATTCGACGAGCGTAAAATGTTGGGTCAGCGCGGTCATTTATTTTTTTCCACCAGTTTGTATTTCTCGGCGCATTTATCACAGACGCCATCTTCGTTAAGCAAGTAAAATACATGGCATATATCGCATTCCAACTCGACCTTTATCGGCTTGACCTTGCGCCGCGCAGCCTCGGCTTCCGCAATCTGTTTCAAAAGATGCTGCGAGTCGCGCATCATCACTTCACACCCTTGGCTGCACCGATTCCGGCCAACACGAATGCGCCAACGATCATAAATCCGATAAATGTTTTCCAGATAACACTAGTCGCATTCTCGTATGCAGTCAGTATCCTGTCGAGCCTCTGGTGGTCATTGTAATGCTTCTCATCTTCAATATGGAATGCCTCACGCGCTTTCCGCGCCACGGCTGAGGCAATCTTGTCAACATCCTCTTCTGTGAGTTGCGGAAGATGCCTGCGCTCGTCTCCGATGTATTCCATAATTACTCCTTACAGGCAAGTTAAAATTCCCGTTGCCGGGTCTATCGCGCAAACCTGGCCGGGTTGCGGTTGTACAACAACTGGTGCGGGTTGGGTAACGATCACGGGCGGCGTGGCGTTAACCACCGTTGGTGTGCTGGTGGCATCGGTCAGTGTCGCACCGGCGATTTTGCCACTGTTGCTGCTGTTGGCGCCCGAGTTGTCTCCGATAGTACTGGTTGTAGTAGTTGTCGCACCGGGGGCTTGGATATACTGGTATCCGGTCGCACCCGCCCTCCCTACGCTATCTGCAATGCGCCCCGCCGCAATTCCCCCGGCGTGGATGCCCAACACAGTCCCGGTAACGCCAAGTGCTGTTTGTGCCACACCAGCCCACTCAGAAGGACGCGCTTGCTGGATGATAGGTGCTGAGGTAGGAGTGAACACTTCGAGCGATTGTAGCCCTGTTATGGCCTGCCCTGGCTGTGCTGTGATGCGCACTAAAGGCTTCTGGTCGGCTGCGGCTTGCCGGTTAGCTTCGGATTGTGCCGTCAGATACGCGGCGTATTCCTTGTCGCTTGCGCAACCGAAAAGCGAGAGTGCTACGAGTGCTGCGATGATGTTTTTCATGGTTGATACTCCTTTGGCAGTCATTCCTTTATGATTTACCACACTGCACCTCATATTAAGATTCGGGCGCGTAAATTGCTGCGAATCTAAGTTTAATTGCTTCTGACAGCGAGCCTGCTGTGTTATTTCTCACGTAAATAGTGCATGTTCCCCCAAATATTTCTCCGGCGGTGATCGTGTAAGCTCCAAGCGTCCCTGTAGCTATATGGGTGCAGACCAGTATAGAACTCCCAAATAACACGCTATTGTTGAGCACAAAAGACACAATTGTTCCTGCGGCTAACGCTCCCCCATTCATTGTAATAGTTCCGCAAGGTTTATTAAGAGTTACGGCAGTCGCTTTACTGGTAGCTTGTGTAACGTCTCCACCAACTCCAACAGAATAACCAAGTAATTGACCGCCGAGTAAATATCCCGTTACTTTTGTATGACCTGTAACCTGTAACTTATTCGTACCGTCGTCAACATTCGATCCTATCATCAACGCGCCATTGAGATAGTTTAAGGCCGTTCCCCCCATATACAAGTTCCACCTCTTCTGAGGAACTACTGAGCCTGTCTCTGCCGGATCAGAAGTTACATTTGCTGTAGTCCTCGCGTAGGTAAATGTGGTAGAAGAGGGTGTCGAAGCAACGAGAATTCCGCTGCCTTGTAACTGGGTGTTTATCGTCGGTGTAACAGTAACTCTGGAAGTGCCTGCTGTCAGTCCATGTGCTGCTACAGTTGTTACTGTGACTACGTTGGAAGTGACCGCTATTTCCGTAATAGTAGACGTAGTTCCGTGATTATTTTCCGGGGTGGCGGTGTTATTTCCATAAAAGATGTAATTGTTTGTAGCCTCGTTGTTGGCGGCAGCGAAGAAATTATATCTGCTCGTTACGATAGCTCCTATCCCTAAGGAGCCCGCGCGCACATTGTAATCAATCCAAGAAGTAAGCGTGAACTCAGCCGCAGGGATATAGTTGTAGTTGTCATACCCATAAAGGGCGGCAGCTTCACTGCTAGCTGTTACATTATTTACGTTGCCTATTTGCGTGGCCGATCCAGAGAGAACAGCAACGTTGAACAGCCCGTATTGCGAGGCTGTTCCTCCTGATATTCCTAGATGGCTGCAAGAGAAATTCTGAGCGGTGCTTCCGGCTAATAATGCTTTCTCAGTATCAATCTCGTTGATAGCAGCTTGAACTGTTGTAGCTACTATGTTTCCGGCGGGTGTATTGGATATGTCAGACGCAGAAACGTAGTCTCCGGCAGGTAATTCTTTTACCTGCCCAGCTGCAATTACCAGAGGTTTCTTGTTTGCCATTTTATGCCAGCACTATCGGCTGGTTTGAGTTAAAGTTTAAGAGCGTCGCGGATACCGCCACCCCGACCCGCTGTACTATGTTCCCCGATCCGCTCGGCGCCGTCAGCCCCGCTGTGCCTGCCGCTGTCTGCAAAAACTGGATGCCTGGTGTCAGCCCGGTTACGCCAGTATTGCTACCATCGAAGTACACCGTCGCTGTGGTCGGGTGCGTGAAGGCCGCGAGCACAAATCCGTGCGCGGGCTTATTTGTTGTGGCGTCAGCCTTGCGTACCGCCGCACCGGTATTGTTCCAGATATTTACCAGATCGCCCGCAGCAAGCGTTTCGCTGGTAGCGACCGCTGCGGTGTCAGCGCCAATGCCTACCGGCATGAATGAGGTATCGAGTTTCCCTGAGCCGTCAAGAGACGGTAGTTTCCCCACATCCCCCGCCCCGGCAGACGAGGCTGTTGAATTTACGATCGAAGCAGCGAGAACGCCGTTAGCATCAAGAGCAGGTATCTTTCCTTCGTCACCGGCACCGGCAGAGCTGTTGACTGAAGCCTCTTCGGCGAGTGTTCCAGCATTGTTTTTGATGTATTTACGGACGGCCATGACGCTCTCCTATTAGATAAAAATCGGCTCTCTGAAAGACAAAAATAATTTCGTCGCCGCCGTCGGAAACCCTACGATTCTTTGGAATAACGCTGGGGCAACAGGCGTAGTTTGTGTCAACAGCCCGTTGGTGTCAAGGTACACAGGCTGGTTCAAAGTCCAGCTCCACGACGGCTCAATTACTTCGCCAAAACTCTGCACGTTTACCGGGTCGTTCAGTACCGCTGCCCCGAGCGTCATGCCCAGCATCACCAGCGCGTGCGCCGCAGTCTGATTGCCCGCGTACTGGGCTTTTTCACTGCTGTCCAGGTGCACGATCCTGTGCCCTCCAAGAGCAGCTCCGGCGGTGACGGTCAGCGCCACTCCACCAGCAGGTCCGATATTTCCTTGTGGCCCTTGTGGCCCCTGCTCCCCCACGAAGACTACCTGTACGCTCGTGTCTTCGACTACTACCTGCTGGTCATCGTGAATCGTCACGACGTTGATTACGTCGTCTTCGACGGTCACATGGCTGGAATTATCCTGGATGATGACTTGAATATCGGTTGCCACAGTTACTCCCTTACAATCATTTCGCCTTCATCTACACTTATAACTTCGATGTCCGTATTCTCAACTACTACTTCCAGCTCGGGCGTGTCGGTAGCCATCGTATATTCGATCTGAAACAGTGGCCAGAATGCGAGGAGCATTATTCATCCATTACGATAAGATCGAATGATGCTTTTAAGATGTTCCCATCCGTTATAACTGTCGGCTTGTCACTCATCTTCACAATAGCTCCGGCGGGGATTTTCTTATAATGACAGTCATCCATGAATATACCCCCATCACGCATATTAATACCGCGCAACATCCTGAATGTGTTGGATACTCCATCTGTCTTATCGTTGAACAATGTCCCGTTCACCACCACATCATGAAACGCCTCCCCGCCGCCGGACAATTTGACGATCGACACATGATAATCGACCAAATGTGCGTGTCTGCCAGCCGGTACTTTGTATCTGCCACTCTGCGATCGATTGTGCATCGCACGGATCATCTCAACCGTTGTTGATTCTGTCGCTACCCCGTTTACACTTGAAATCGTTACGTTTCCGACCGTATACCGTTCCGGTGTTGTCGAGTGCCACGACTCCATCATCTGGATAAAGGAAAAACCGTTGCCGAGGGCGACGGGCGTTGTACCATTTATGGTCGCATCCATCGACTGCTCTACCCCGGCAGAATCGAGGTATGTAATCCTGACCCTATCAACACCGGTTCCACCGGTAGCATCCTGCACGGACGTACTTACGAGATATTGTGCCACCCCGACCACAGGGGTGTTCATATTCGCCTGGCCTCCGGCCAAATAGGGGCAAATATCCCCATACACCGTCGCGCTACTCCACTGCCTACGGTATCCGTGCACTGTTACAAGTTCGGCGGCTTTCCCGTTCGCCGCAGCCGGATTCGACGCCACCGCATATTCAGGATTCCCGACCGATCCGATCAGGTTCTCCCCTTGTGGGAGTGGGAAGTTCAGAAACACTCCGCCAGTGACGTGTGTCACGACCGCCTTAATAGTTACCGTTCCACTGCCAAGTGTAGACACCCTGATACGCACGTTCGCTAACCCGGCAACAACTGCGCGAAGAATTGTCCCTGTTGGCCGGTCTTCATGCTCCAAAATCGCAACGCCTGTCCCCGCATAAAAGCTGTAGATCGGTGTCCATACCGTGCCGTTCGACCCCTCAACTGTCACACCCCCAGTCCATCCGGCGTGCTCCAACTGGAACGCGGCATTTGCCCTCCCGTCGAGCGCAATGGTCACTGCGTCGTTCAGATTCGTCAGCGTGCCGGTGGCCGTCACATCCGGGTCTGATATGACCCGCTGCCGGTAGTAATCTATCCCGCCTCGGTTAACCAAATCACAGTCAACTTCCTTACCGGCGACCGTTATCAGCGGGACTTTTACGGATGCGTCGGTCATGTCGTCGTCACCTCATCAACCACCGTTATCGCTCCGGACATCAATAGATCAACCACTCCGGAACTGGATATCATCTCCAGGTCATACACGCCTTTTTTGAACGGCATGACTGCTGTGTCCTCAGCGTGGATCGCGAGTGTGATGGTCTTATTGACGTTATCCAGCGCGATGCGTGGTTGGGCATGAGTATATGGGAGCACAGCAGCATCTGTCGTCGTGTCTAACCGGAACAGTTCCGTACCTCCGGTTTTATCCTTGATGCTCATCCGCGCTGTAAACCCGTTCATATCCACCGGTGAGAGCAATTGGATGTACCCGCCTGACGTGTATACAGAGAACCCGGCAGAATTGATGTCGTTTATCGTGATCGTGTTTGCATCCGACGCAGTGGCCTTGTGTGTCACGTCATTAAACGACCGGGGGTCGCTCGGAACTGTCGCGTTTATCTGGGTCATCCCCTTCACCGATACTACTGCGACCTGCCACCCGTCGGGAATGCCGTGCCCTGCGCTCGTGATGGCCACTGGCGCCGCTTGAGTGATGGCCGTTATCGGCTTGTAGAGGTAGGGGGCAGCAGCCCAGCGGATGACGCGGGAAAAGGTCTTGCCTTTGACTAGGAGCAGGTTAGTGGCCATGATTCAGCCTTTTACTCGAAAATGAATAAAACAGTCCCTGTCCCGGCAACCGTGGCATACAGCCCGGCTGTGCATTTGATTGGGGAGGTAAACATCTGGACTGCCCCGGCAGCTGTGCTGGCCGGGATTACTCCAACAACGTCGCCTGCAGCAGTGAGTCCGTCTTGTAACGTAATCGCAGCTGCCGAGAGCGCTGTAGTAACGACCCATCCATGCAGATAACAAGGCTGGTTTGACACCTGCCCTGTTGCAGTAATTGCTAGTTTTCTTTCGGCCATGACGTGCTCCTCGTGTGGATTCAGTGAAGAATATCAGCCTTTTCAGGCCGTGTCTACCGTCCGAGGTGCTTGCGCATCTGCTCTCGCGTGAACGGCGTCCCGTCAGGGTTCGTGTATGGTTTTTTCTTCGGCGCCGGCAAATTCTTCAGTCTCGCGCCTTCGGCTGTTTCGGCGGCTTCGCGTTTCTTTCTGACTTCCGCCGCTACCGCCGCTCCCGCCGCATCCGATACTACCGAGGGTTTTGTAAACGCTTCGAGCACCTTCGTCGCACCTTCTTTGGCTTTCTGCGCCATCCATTCGTTCGACCCTGTTTCCAGAACTTCGCTGACCGCCCCGCCATCAGAGTAGTGCTTCGTCGGGTGGGAACTTTTGATAACTTTAGCCATGTTTCTCTCTCCTTCGCAAAACTAGCAATACAGACAAAATGCCGACCAGCGGTATTCCCGATACTGCATACCCGATCATACTCGCTTTAATCCAGAAATTTATCAGGTCCACCCTTGGCTTGAAGTAGTCTTTATTTCTCTTCGTGCTGCTGTTCTGACGCCGCTCGCCCCCACCACGTAGCTGGTAAGATAACAAAATGCGTCGCCAAGGTCGCTTGCAGGATGATCTTTGAGAGGCTTGTCTTCGGTATCCCCGTCCTTGCGCATGGCAAATTTGTAGTTGTATCTCAGCGCGCTCAACAGCCCGGTACACCCCTTGTCTACCAGCACACCGGCTTTCCCGCCAACCTGGCGTCCAAACAGCGTTTCCGCCGACCCGATTCTCAGGTCGAGTTTGTTCGACGCTGCCGCGCGCACTTTCAACCCGAATTTCTGTATCACGTCAAACACGGTCTCTTCTGACGCCTGGCTGCGCTGCAACGAGGCTGGATCAACGACGATCAATGCAGGTACACCGCCAAACTTGCTGCGTATCATCGGTATCAGCCGGTTGACCAGGAATCTCTCCATACCGATGCTATCATTTTTTTCAGTGTAGCACTCTCCGATCACGTTCAGCCGTCCTGACGACGTCATCTGCCCTATCACAGCCGCTGGGGTAAGCCCCGCATCAAGCCCGATCAGCAGCGGGTAGTCAGGAGAATGTAGCGTCAGCAGCGGCACTCCCGAAATATGAAACTCAGGTACGAATGTGCTGCGGAATACCGGCATACCTTCCTTGCTCGTGCCGTATTCGCAATTTATCATTGTCCGGATATACTCGTCCGAGAGCCCCTCGGTGTTGTAGTAACCCGACGGCAGAAACTCCAGATTCTCCACCTCCGCACTCTGTCCACCAGGCTGCTTGAAAAGTTCCCAGTCGCCAATGTCGCCGTCCATTACCTGCTGGTGCCACGTATCCATCGAGGGCATGTTCGTATCGGCGATTATGCACGGGTATGTGGCTCCCGGGCCTTGTTTCTTGCTCGGGTATCGGCCCACGCGCTTGGTGCCTATCAGCCCTTCGACAATATCCGGGTTGATTTCACGAAACTCATTGAAGAACGCTGTCGTAGTCTCGAGACTGAGCAGTTTGCGAATATCGTTCGCATCTTCCAGAGACATGAACAAGACTTCAGCTTCAACGTCCTCGAACCGCATCATGTATGTTCTGTCGCTTGACAGCCAGCGCCCGTACACTCCATCAGGTATCCAGTCCAGGAACGACTTGATAGTCGTCGTCCGCAACATCGGAACAGTGTTTCTCACCACGAGGTGCCGCGTTCTGCGGATGCCGTCATTATCCGGCTCCTGCTGCATTGCGTTCATCAGTATGGCCATAATGCACGCCGAGGTTTTCCCACCCCCCACAGGTCCTGCAAGTATCTTGAATTTATCCCGTGCCGCAATGAAGTCGGCACAAGTCGGGGAAGCCTTGTATTTTAGAGCGTATTCCAGAGCCATCAGATGTGCTGCTCCATGTAGAGTGCGTGTGCATGGTTTGCCATGTGAGCCGGAGGCGCACCAAGGTTTTCGAGCCAATCAGCTTCAAAAGCCTCGACTACTTTTTCTTCCAGGGCTTCTTCGGAGCTCACTCCGATGCTTATATGGCGACCATTGCCGAGATCAATGCTTATTGACACTCTGGCACCAGAAGATGCCACGTCTTTTGGGGGAACGTCTATTCCAGCCGCTTTCGCCGTGAATTTTATGGTTTCCAGCAGTGCGGAGAAGCTGGCATCTTTGTCTTTCGCACGCAAATACAGGTCTCCGAGCAATTCTTCGCTCATCCACGCTGCGCGCGCGCGGAAAATCCACCCGTCAGCCTTTAATTCGGCCTTTTTAGCCTCCACAGACTTCATCAAAGGCTCAAAATCACGCATTGCGGCCCATTGTTCGACCGAATAGCCGTAATCGGCGGCAACCTCCACCCACTCGCGCATCCCGGAGGCGAGTTCCAGCACCATTCTTGGCGGTATTTCGAGTATTGGCAGTTGGTCCATGAGGCCTTTTTAACATCGTCGAGACGATGTGTCAAGAGGGGGAGTGAAGTGGGTTTACACAGGGTTATTTTTTCTGGAAAATTTGTGGCTGCAAGCTAATAGGGTAGCCTCTTCGCTTCCCAAAGGTGTCCATGCCCCCCCTCGCCGGTTCAAGGGGCACATTGTGACAAGTCACAAGAGGAAGCGGAGGAAGCGGAGGAAGCGGAGGAAGCGGAGGAAGCGGAGGAAGCGGAGGAAGCGGAGGAAGCGGAGGAAGCGGAGGAAGCGGAGGAAGCG